AGAGAACCAACATCAATGTAGAAGATTCTTCTTTCGGGAGCTCTGGAGATTCTATAAATTACAACCGCGTCTTCGATCATACGAAGTTGGTTTAGTGGCTTAATTGCTTTATGAAGATAACCGACTACTCGTTTGTTCTCAAAATCATAAACACCGGACGGGACATAACACATCGATTCTGGTGCAATCTTAATACCAACTTGACCACCAGACGACTGCATTTCCATACCACCGCCATACTTGTTAACATAATTTTTTTCGGTATATACAAAGAATTCTTCGATCTTAGTTACGATTTCGATCTGAGTATTTTGGTCTTTTTCTTTATGAATCTTCTTGACCTTTTTGATCTTAAGTGCATCAACAGGTCTCAGTTCAACAATACCCTTTTTAGAATCCTTTGGGGCGATCATATGAAAGTACACTCTTCCATCAATGAACCAACGTCTGAAGATTTCATAACCCTTATTGGTAAAATTCATCAGACGAAGAACGTTATCAAATTCCTCTTCTATTTTCTTTTTAATAGAATCAGATTGATCTACTTGTTCTAATAGAATTTTTACAGATGGGTAGTCGTGTTCATAAACGATTGCTTCGTTTAGAATGTCTTCTACTGCCATTTCGATTTCTGAATGTAGACTCATTCCCCGATAACGTGTAATTAAATCATTATCACTTTTGATCTGACCATCTTGATCTAGGTATTGACCAAAATGACCGCCACCTCCACCAAGAATAGTAGACCCATCATCCGACTCGGGTGGGACGAATGATGGGTTTACTAGTGTTCCATCATCTTTAATGATGGCTTCATCTGTTAGTTTCTTCTTAGCTCTCCCGATGGAGAATCCGAATAATTCTGGCATATCACTTCCTTCATGTTAAACGACTATTAACCCTGATTATTTAGGGCAGTTCCGGCTCTATCAGTTGCGATCTCATGGATCCAGTACTGGTATTGCCAAGTAACTGTGAACTGCGAAAGGGTGTTTTCGTCATCATATGACAGATCAATTGCAGAAATATCACTTGGCCAACATGAGTTCAATTTCCACGGTGCAGTGGTAGTCGAACCCTGTGAAGGAATTGCTTCACCTTGTTGGTTGAGTTGATAAATTTCTACTGACCCATATAACTCTGATGGGTCTGTGAGGGCTGCGTTGGATGCAAATCCTTTGAATGCGTTGGACCAGTTTTCAAACATGCTTCTAATTCGCATCTCTGGATCGTTTAGAACGGTCATGGTCCAAGGTTCGAAGGTTCTGTCTCCGGGCATCTTGTATCTGGTTCCACGGAATGGAACTTCGATTGAACCCAAGGTTGCCTGTGGGATCTGAGCGGCCTTAGTCAAAACACCAATTAGGTTTGAGTCTAGTCCAAAAGTATCCACTCCAGCGGGGATAGCAATATCCACGCGGAACAGGTTTGTCCTGACACCGCCGCGAAGGACGGTTTTTAATTGATCGACATTTAGTGGTGTAGCCATTTGTTTGTTTCTCCTGTGTCTTTCTTATTTAGACGAGGTTTCCTAAATTACGCCCCAATTTCATCAAAATCAACACCAGTTGGCGAAGCAACGAAGTTGAGTGTAATAAAGTTGATGGAACGAGCAGGTTTGACATAGATGTCTGCACGGAACTCGTTCTTGTCAATTACAAGTGGAGTATTGTTTGTTTCATCGCACACGACCTTGAAGTCGAAGATACCTCTTCTTGCCTGAACATCTCGGAGGAATGGTTCGACCAAGTTTCTGAACGCAGCTCTGGTGAACTCATCGTTGAATTCGAAGAGTGAGAACTTAGCGGCGGTAGAGATCGACTTCTCTAGAATGTTGAAGAGTCTTCTAACATTGATTCTGTCGAAAGCACTTGGTTTGGCCTGCATGGTTTTGTCTCCGAAGAGAACAATACCTTCACCGGTGAAACTAACCACTGGGTTGATACCCTTGACATATAGTTTGTCTCGGTCAGTCTTATCGGGACTGTATGCAAGTTTAATTACGTTTCGAATTGCACCTCTGTTGAAACCGGCAGGTGAGAACCAAGGTTCTGCGATCTGGTCAGTCTTGGCACAAAGACCTGCGATATCTGGGTTGAGAGGAAGGTAACGGAACTTATCGTTGTAAGGATCGTACTGATACTTCCAACCACTATCCATTACTGCGTAGGAACTCTTGGTGGTTACATCGTTACGAGCAGAGATTACTGCGTCTGATTTTGCACTTTCAGCAATACCGGTGACATCTGCGAGGTCAGGAGAGATGAATGCAACGCAATCTTTTCTCTGTTCTGCAATGTCAACCAGAGAGTTTCTAAGAGTGTTGTCCGCAGGACCAGCAATCAGAAGTGAAACATCCTGAGTTTCTGAGTTAGCGAAGAAATCCTCATAGTTGGTAACGATGGCAGCGGTATCACTACCTGCATTACCTCCGGTGAGAGCAAATCCAGCAGAAAGTCCACTGAAGAAGTCACCGAACGAAGAACTAGCATCACCACCATATTGTTCCTGAATACTCTTAACAGGAGCAGCACCAGTGAATGACCCACTTGAAGCTCCTCTGGTAGCAACAATATACCTAGATTCGTTGTTGATTGCGGTTCTATAGAAGTTAGAAGTACCGTCATCTTTCTTCGCATCAGTAGCTTTGGAAAGACCTTCGTAAATTTCAAGTGGTGTATTTTTGCTTCCGGTGAAGTAACCAGTAGCGTCATAGACCATAACATGAAGTTCGTCGTTGAACCCTTCGGTAATTCCGGTTCGTTCTGCTGCACGAGCACTGGTGTCTGGTTCTGCACGGAAGTATGATCCGAACACACCGTTATCACCCCAAGAACCAAGAGTGGTTCCAGAACCGGCGGAGTCGAGGACTGCGATACCGATGTTGTTTCCGATTGGTCCGGGGAATCTTGAAGCAAAAACGCCCTTATCAATAGCGTAGATGTCTCCAGTTTCCGCTTCTAGTTTTTCAGATAATGGGTATCCTGTAATACCAGCACTACCACCAGAATTTGGTAATCCTGCATTTCTAGCAGAAGTACCCACTGATCTAATCACCTGAAGGTTACTACCATAACGTAAGAAGTTGGCTGCGGAGAACCAGTATGTGAAGTTATCATCATCGGGGTCTCCGTACACTTCTCTCAATTCGTTTTCTGACGAGATTGTACGAACTTCGTTCGCTGGTCCCCATGCGAACTCTCCAACGAAACCAGCGGCGGTCGTTGAAATTGTAGGAACAATAGTTGTAAGATCTGTTTCGACGACACTGACGCCTGGACTAACTTGAAAGGGCATTTTATTCTCCTTTAGTGGAATAAACCATCATTTTGCTTTTATGCAACTCAGATTATTTATAGTTTCCCGGATTTCAATACCATATGTTTCCTTCCGGGTCAATTTCAATATTACCCGATTGTAAACCATCGTCTACGAAGCCGAAAGGCATAATATCCTCTTCAATGTTTTTCATTTCTTGTTCGTATAATTGTTTCCTGACATCTCGATCAAAAGTTTCTTGAAAATATTTCTGAGTAGTCATCCATGAAAACAAGACAAGACACATCACCAAATCATCATGGTGTCCTGCATCGGCTTCGAATGAATTTCGAACAGATACGAAATTGATTAGTTCGTTTAGAATTTCATAGTCTGGATTGATGAGTTTATCCATCTCTATGAAACTTTTGAGTGTTGCACACCCAATCTTCTTAACTGGTTGAGTGGTCTTAATACCGGGAGTTACGTTAGATCCGAATCCCTCACCTAGAACCTGACCAGCACGACCTTTCACGGATGTGGATAAGAGGTTCTCATACTCCAAATCGTTCTTCATAATATCGGCAACCTGGCCACCAATGTCATTCGTCTCTATCAGTACAAAGGCTTCGTTGTATTGATTTGCAACTTTGTATATCATATCTGGGTACAACATCGGGGGCATTTCGTTATTTCTGAACGTAGCTACAATATCATATGGGGATTCCGTAGCATCAATTACAACAAACGCATGGTAATCTTCCCCGACGCCTCTCGCAACATCTACGGTCATAAAATATACTTTATCCTTTTCTGGTTTTTTGTATATCTTAAGGCCTTCGGGTGACTTGTGTACTGGGTTGTTGAATGTCATGGTTTTCAGTTTGGAAGCATTGACCAGTGTGTTTACCGACCCAAGAAACTCACACTCAAACTCTGTTTGAAATTGTTCAAGAGATGAGTTGGCAATCTGTGTATTTTTCCACTCCTCATCTCTACCCGGAACCTGAGACCAATGTACTTCAACAGGCCAGTAATCATTTTTACCCAACTCGCCAGTCTTCTTGTTTGCACCTACCCAGAATTTATGAAAAAGGTTCATACCATGCGGAGTTGATACGATTAAAATCTTCGTACTCTTACCAGATGAGATTGTGGGATATACAGAACTGAAAAACTCATCTGCAACCTCATGGGGAACATATGCAAATTCATCTAAGAAAATAAGGTTAAACGAACCACCACGAACCGCAGATGAGGAAGTTGCAGAAGCTAGAATCTTCGAACCGTTTTCTAGTTCTATGGATCCTTTGTTCCATGCAATCACACCTTGTTGTAACCATTTGGGTAGGTGTTCGTATGCTAATTGAAGTCGAGACAGTAGTTCTCTTGCAGTTGCTAGTTTGTTAGCAAGGATAGCCACATTCATACTGTCGTTAAACAGAACGTAGTGAAGAATGTAGGATATCATAATGGTAGACTTACCAGTCTGTCGAGGAAACTTACAAATCACAAAACGATTATTATGAATCGCTTCTACAGTTTCCTCTTGGAAGTCCCACATAGTAAATGGAACCAAACCCTCGTCCAGTGATACAATTTTTATGTAATTTTTAATGAAGTAGATTGGGTCTTTGCTACACTTAATGTATTCTGCAATTTGTTCTTTTGTATATTCTACCTCAACACCGGCCGACTTTAGGTTTGGATTTCCTAAGTATTGTTCGGGTGAATCACTCTTCGGCATCTTTCATGTCATCCTGTTCTAATAGTTTGTGTTGCTCTTTCATCATCATCTGTAGTTCTTTTGTTGAACCTACAAAAAGAGCATTGTTAGTCACGTTCTTCACATTGTTTGTTTCTTTGTTAATATCTTTCAATTTCTTATGTAAATCAACCAAGTCTTTATTTGCATCGGCCACGGTCTTAATCATTTGTGCCGCAACTTCATATGCTCTTGGGGACTCGGTTTCGGTTGCAACCTGAAGTATGTTTTCAATCGCTTCGGATCCCGTACTTATAATATTTTTAAGATTAG